TAAGTGAACTTAACTACAACAAATGCTTTATTAGGTGATGTTGCCTTATTCTGTGCTAAAGAATTAGGTGTTGACCAATATAATGTAAGAGTTATTATTAATGAATGTTGTCTTAAACATGATAATGCTATGGGATGGACATATGATTTAGCATTTGGTAATGAAATAGATATAGAAATAGAAGAAACATTATCTAATGATAAAAAGATATTAACAATGTGTCATGAAATGGTTCATGTTAGACAATCATGTAGAGGGGATGAACATTTTTGTGAAGATGAAGCTAATAAACTAGAAAAGGAGTTATATGAAAAATACAAAACTAATAAGTGAATACTATAAAGAAGATGGAGCCGTAGCTAAAATTTATAGAGTAATTACAGAGATGGATGGTGATCATTCATTCTTTTCTATTACATATAAGGATAAAGATGGTATTCGCTTAGCGACCGAAGACTTTAAGTTTAAGTCATTACAATATGTTGAGGACGCTGCCGAAAATTGGACACTAGGAATTAAGGAGTTATCATATGCCTGATTTTGACTTTGGTTTTACCCTCGTTGATGAGGATGAGTTAGACTCTGTACAGCACCTGAATAAAGTTGTTGAACAAAGTTCTAGTAACTTTGACTCTGCACAAGACAAACTTGATAAGTTATACAATGCAATTGTTCCTTTATTAAATAATTTAAAGTCAAACCCTGAAAAGGAATATATCAAATGGCCAAACCGAATTGAAAAGGTTGAAGCATTTGAAGAACACATACTATCTATATACAAAACATAGGTATCCCTTTGGGGATACAAAAAGGTATCCCTATTTAGTTGCAAAACTCTTTACACTTTTGGCTTAGTTATGTTATAATATACATATACAAAATAAAAAAAGGAGTTACAAAATGAAAAACGAAAATAACATTAAACCAATTATTATAAAAAGCCCTTTAAGAACTAATCTTAAAGAATATAATGATTATGGTGTCGATAATGATACAGGTGACATATGGTCTTTTAAAGGTAAAGAACCTAGAATGCTTACTACAGGTGGTAAAGCATATCCTTCAGTTACGTTAGATGATAAAAAAACTATCCAAGTTCATATTGCAGTATTTTATACATTAAATCCAACTATTAAATTTCCCGCAAGTATTGATGCTGATGAATGGGAAAGAACACCTAAGTCAATACAAAATATAGCAAGACAGGCATTTGAAGTTCATCATATTGACCATGATAATACTAACTTTCATCCATCTAATCTAGAATTGGTTACACGTGAAGAGAATAGAAAACTATCATACATTCATTATCATGGAGATAAATAATGAAAAAACCAAGTCAAGAATTCTTTGATACCTTAGGTGAATATGTTTACACATATTTAGATCCTAACACAGGCAAAATGGTCTATGTTGGTAAAGGTGTTGGTAAACGAGGTATGTCTCATATTAAAACAAAGGGATATGACCTTGATGATCTACATATACTAGGTAAGAACTTAGAACGATTTGAAAATAAACCAAGTTTATTGCTTGAATCTTTTTTAATTAGTAGGTATGACCTACATGATGATGATAATGTGGCAGACAATAAAGTCGCTGGTCACTATAAGGAGTGTTTTGAAATGAGTAAACTAAATTTTCTATTTAATGAGTATGAAGAATCTAAAAGAAATTTCTTTGTTGAATGTAATGAGTTAAGAGATCAACTTGAATCATATGGTAATGTCGCTGTGATTGTTGCTCGTAAATCATCTTTTTATGTTGAATCATCCGATAAGGAACGCAGGGCATTTAAAATATATGTAGACTCTGATGGAGTGTCTGTTTCGATTTGGGGTAAAAATGTAACTGATGATTGGAGAGATGCTTTTTCTAAAAATCTTATTGATAATGGGTATGAACCAATTACAGATAATAAGAAAACTATTTCATGGTCTGTTAAAAACCTTGAAGAAGCTATGGAATTATGGGGTGACTTCACTAAAGGATAGGTATCCCTATGGGATACAAAAAGGTATCCACAAATAGATGAAAAGTAAACGATAAAATGGTTTACTTTTCAACACTTTTATGTTATAATATACATATACAAAATAAAAAAGGAAATAAAATGGGTGCAACTACTGGAATGTCAAGAAGAGAAAAATTACAATATGAAGCAAGAATTAGAAATATGACAAAAACTTCTAAGCTTCCTATTTCTATGGCTGCACATGCTGTAATTGAAGATGAAGACTTAATTAATGAACTATTAAGAAACTCTAAAGATAAAAGAACTATTGAAGAAAGAAAAATTGATAAATTAATGAATAAGTTAAATAACACTAAACCTGCTAAATGGGGTGATGGTGGTGCTTATTCACCTGAAGTGATGTATGGAAGTGATGAGGAAAACGCACAGGATTGGGCCAACTCAGGCTTAATAGACATTGCACACGATACTATGAATAAGGAAAACTATGGCTAAGAAACATATACAACGTAGGCAAAAGGTTGGCATTGCAGGTGCACCTCTTGATAAAGGATGGGATATGTTCAAGATGTATTTCCATTATGATGTTGATGTAAAGGATGCACTTGAAGTAACAAAGAACTTTGTTAAAAAGAATTGGAGTAAGGATGACGCTAAGGCTATTCTGGCCAATCCCAAATATGAATATAGTTATTCCCACATTGCCGCGATATGTTATTGGCATCAATTAGACATGGAGTTTCCAGATAATTATAGTAATGCTATTGATTACCTAACAAAGAAGTTTAACACTCTTATTGCACCAGGTCAAGCACTTATTGATGCTGCTCTGGCTGAAACAAAAGCAAAAGCAACTAAATTTGTTATTACACCTCAAATGAGAATGAAACAAAAGGTTCTTGATACTGTTATGGAAGATCTTTATTTACTTGAAGATAGTTGGTTAGAAGGTGGTAAACCATTAAAGATTAATTTATACAAACAAATGCAAGTTCATGATATTAAACGCTTTGAGGAAATTGAGGGTTGGATAAATGAATACCTGAATGATTACAACTTGTTCTTAGCAAAGGATGAATATATCCTTGAGTGTTATAAACATTTAACCCGTAAAGAAGTACAAGGTAGAGTTAAGATCCTGGAAGGATTTGTTGAGGATGTAGCGTCGTTTAAAGCCTCGAAGAAGGCCACACGAAAGGTAACAATCAAAAAGATTAAAGGTGCGGATAAACAGGTCGCTAAGCTTAAATACCAAAAACAGAATTCAGAATATAAATTGACTTCTATTAACCCATTGAAGGTACCTACTTCAATGCATATATACTTATTTAATACAAAGAATAAAGAATTAACTGTTCTACATTCTATGAGCCCAGATGGTATGACTGTGTCAGGTTCTACCATTAAGGGATTTGATCAAGCATCCTCTGTTAAAATTACATTGAGAAAACCAAATGATCTTATTCCAATCATTCTTAAAAAGAGTGTGAAACAAATTGATAAAGAGATAGATAAACTAACAACAAAACCTAAAAAAGCTAATGGAAGGGTAAACGAAAATATGGTAATATTACAATGCAAATAGAAGATATTAATAAGAAAAGTTTTAGTAGAATGGTTGAGGTATATGTTCGTACCCATAAAGGGTGTGATTATATGGAAGCCATTATTCAATTATGTGATGAAAATGAATTGGACTTAAGAGATGCTAAGAAGTTAGTATCAAAAGAACTAATCGAGCGAATTGAATATGAAGCAAGAGAGTTAAATATGCTTCATGGATCTAATTCATATACTTTACCGATTTAGGGGTTTACTTTTGGTGTGTTTTGTGTTATAATATAATATATGATGGATGGATATGATACCTTTACAATAGCTCACGCTATTAATATGCACTTTAATAGTAAATATGATGCTTTTAAATATCATTTTAAAACTAGAGTGAACCAAAAGACTTATTGGGGTAGACCTGATAAGTATCAATTAACAAAAATTGGAAAACGATTTAAAACTAAAGAAGAGGTAATGGGTTACTTCGCGGCTCATCAGTTAGCTGGCAACAAATGGTCAGGTGATATGATTAGAGATGAAGATGTATACACCGATTATCTTAAACGAATAGAAAGCTTATCTTATAACTTTAAGAATGAGCTACAAGAACTTTCTGAGTATAGTTTAGATGGTTTGATAGGAATGTATAAAGATAACTATCCAATCATTATAAATAAATACTTGGAAGATACAGTGTCGATAGAGACAGTGTGTATCCTTAATGCATTAACAGGTTTCATTGAAGATGCTAACGGGAAGATTACGGAAACAATACTGTGGCCGGACATCTATAGAAAGGTAACTAAATATCAACCTTTCTTGAACTTTGATAGAGATAAGTTCTTGAAGATTGTATTAGATACTTTTACATAATGATACAAATAATATACAAATATATAGGAGAATAATATGGGTTTTGCTGATTTAAAACAAAAAGCAATGAATATGGATAGTTTAGTTGGTGCAGGCAACAAAGAAACTAAGAAAGAGACATACGGTGATGACCGTATGTGGAAGCCAACAGTTGATAAAGCAGGTAATGGTTATGCCGTTATTCGCTTCCTACCAGCCGTAGAAGGTGATGATCTTCCTTGGGCTAAATATTGGGATCACTTCTTCCAAGGTCCTACAGGTCAATGGTATGTAGAAAAGAGTCTTACTACTATTGGTAAAGATGATCCAGTATCAGAAATGAATTCCAAGCTATGGAATAATGGTACCGAAGAAGGTAAAGAGATTGCACGTAAGCGTAAACGTCGTTTACACTATGTGTCAAACATTTGTGTTGTTTCTGACCCTGATAACCCAGAGAACAATGGTAAAGTATTCTTATATGAATACGGAGCTAAGATCTTTGAGAAGATTATGGATGTTATGCAACCTAAGTTTGCTGATGAAACACCAATCAATCCATTTGATATGTGGAAAGGTGCTAACTTTAAAATCAAAATGGCACAAGTAGGTGGTTTCAGAAACTATGATAGATCTGAATTCGCTAATGCTGAACCATTAGCTGATGATACTAAGTTAGAGGCAATTTACAATGCACAACACTCTCTTAAAGAGTTTACGGATCCAGATTCATTTAAGTCATATGATGAACTTCACTTGAAGTTGACTCGTGTGTTAGGTGAAGAAGGTGCTGTTACTTCAAGTGCAGAGGATGTAGATTTAGATGAAAAGGTTGAATCACCTTTTGTTGAATCTGCTCCAACAGCTACTGCAGATAATTCAAGTGATGATACTATGAGTTACTTTGCTAAGTTAGCTGCAGAGGCATAAAAACTAAAATTTATAAGAGCTAGATAGCAGTTTTTACCCCCTTAATTGGGGGTTTTTAGTTTCTAGTTACCAGGTGTGAATGTACCTGAAGTTGGTACATCTGTTCTAAGAGTACTATCAATACCACCTTTTACCATTTCATCTATTAAATGACCATATTGATGAACAATATGACTTGTAGAATTATTACTATTACTATTATCATATAGATTTACGTTCTGTTTTTCTGCAGCTGCCTTAGCTTCCGCCTCTGCCTTAGCTTTGTCTTCAGCAATCCTTTGCGCCTTAAGTCGTTTGGCATTATTTTTAATTAATTGTGTAGTTAAAGGGGCCACAGTATTTGATATATCGGCCTTGCCGCCTGCAACAGCGTCAATTGTTGATGGGGGTAGACCGTTGGCTACATCTTCAAGTTGTTGGTTTTGTGCATCCTCTAAAGACATATTAGATGCAGTGCCTGTTTCAGAATCAACAACAGCAACAAGACCTTTCTTTTCATTTTCTAATTTAACTTTATTGGCTGCTTCAATAGCTTTTTGATTTGCTTCATAATCATCCATAAGTTTAATAATATCATCTTGATATTGAATGAATAATATAGCAGCACCTACAGCAATTGCTGCACCCATAGGGGTAAACATTGGAGCCAACCAAGGAGCTATTCTAATAACATATCCAGCAAATGCCCAACCATATTTAGCAAGCATTTGACCAAATCTTTTAATTAAGCCAGGCTTACCTTTAGGCATTTTATTTTTCTTACCACCACCACCATAAGGTATCATATCCCAATTAGACCCAGCATATTTTTCTTGCCTTTGTGGTCCACCTAATAATAGTGGATTCTTATTCTGTGATGAGCTTAAACCTGTATTTTGACTTGCAATAGTAAGGTTTCTATTCCTATTGGCTACCTCGTTAGCATTTTCTCTTAATGCCATTGACGATGGTTTCTTAAAGGATGCTTTAAATTCTTCTTTAACTTCTCTAAAAACGTGGGTATTTATTTCAATATCTTTTAATATTGATACTAAATCATCACAACAATTCATGCCACCGCCACCGCCACCAAAAAACTTTCTATTATGGTCTCTATTATAAACTACGCGGCTGCCTTTTGTTGTTATTCGCTTTCCATCAGGGCCCGTGTAACTATTTTTAACAGAAGCTAAATCACCATGGTCAAATATTTGTAGTTGATGAAAGTCTTTATTTCTGGCTTTTAATTTTTTTCGTTCTTTTTGGACTTTATTTAATACATCTTCTCTATTGTTTCTTGCCGCCCAGCCTTGAGTTTTACTTAAAACTTGATTAACTTCCCAATGGGTCTGGCCAGCTTTAATTCTTAACCCTTCTCGAGCCTTAGACTTATTAGAAGCATTACGAGTTTCTTTAGCAAAATCTTCTCTGGCGTCGTTTGGTGATTCACCAGTGACTTTGTATATACCATGTTTTGCATATACTTTGCGCTGAGCATCTCTAACATTACGAGCTCTCATTAATTGCTCATTTTGTGACGCCGAGGTATTAGTCATTCGTGTCTTTAATTGTGCTTCACTGTCACCAGATAACATACCGTGCATACGAGTTATTGCTTTAACAATACTTCTAGAACCTGCATCAGTACGGGCAATTAACTCATCGAAGTTAGCATCAATTGAATCTTTATTTCTTTCTGCAACATCATCCATTTTATCAAATGTTTTACCCATAGATTCAAATTTATTATCCATGGTATCAAAGGTTTTACCGAAGTCACCAAACTTAGCAAATTCAAATAGTAATGTGGCTGTCTCTAGTTTCTTTAGAGTTTCCATATTGGAATTAAGATCAGAGAGGGCACCGTTAACTGAGTCTAGTCTATTCGATACATCACCTAAGGCATTTAACTGTTGTTCATTACCTTGTTGTATTGCTCCTTCCAAGGCACCTGCACCTGAGGCAGGACCAAACTGAACTCTATCGAATCCCGTAGAACTTAATGAGGATCCATCCTCACTTACTTCTGCTGTAGCTCGGGTTGTTCTTTGACCCGCCTTAATACCTTTTCCGCCTATTGATGTCTTTCCCATAGTTAACCTTCAGTTAATCGTTTTGTTTCTTCTTTAATTTTATTGTCAATTAATGCTACATATATTTCCCTTTCCCAAGGGATCATATTATCTAATTCACTCAATGTAAAGTTATGCTCCTCCGCAATAATAAAATTCCCTCGGTATACATTTTCAAGGGAGTTATTGGAAAGAGCTATATAAAAAAATCAGATAATGAATTATAACTTATTTGATTTTCTTCACCACATTTACACACCCATTTAATATCATAATTGATATGTGGCATTGTAAGTACACCTGCCAACAATGGATTGAATTGAGTAGTATTTAAGTTACCTAAGAACTCAATCACTTCACTCAATTCAATTGTTTTTGTATTGTATATTTCATCCCCATAATAAATGGTATCAATTGAATTAGCCACAGATGTAATAATAATATCATCATCATCAATGTCTTTAAATATTTCTTTATCAGCAATTGATGGATATTTTAAATCAATGATAAGTCCATCACCTAAGTCATGTCTCATATTATTATCTTCAAGACCGACCACTTTAATATCATTAAAATTTACTTTAACATTTGTTACAATATCACACCCTTCCGCGCCACATTTATAACCTAATTCTGCTGTTTCTCCCACTGATATTGCTCTTATCTTAACAAAGATATATTCAAGATCAAATACAGTTAAATCATCCAATGTAATATTCTGTGTGCAACTCAATACTATATTATTAATAGCATTTTCTATCTGCGTTTCATCTTTAGACTCTAATGCTATTAGTAGTATCTTTTCTTCTTTGACCAAGTATGGTCTATATTTAATATTCTTATTAGATGAGGGTACAACTAATGAATACTCTGGCACTTCAATTGTTGGTAATATATTCATATTTTAAAAAAATCCTTTCATGCTATTATAAATTGAATCGAATTGGGCTCCTGTACCAGTTAAAAGCTTTTTACCTTGATCGATTACTGACATTGCAGAATCTAATAAGCTTTCATCTTTCCAGTCATCAAACCCGACTGTTATTGTTACCTTCACCACATCATTTTCAGACTGGTTAGATAAATCTATTGTACCAACAGAGATAGGGAATGCATTAATTAATTTAACACCATATGCTGGTATAAAATCATTACCTGATCCCATTTGTTGAATAACAATATCTGTTGTGTATGTATCCTTATAGGCAATGCCTTTATCGGAGCCAGACACAATCATATCTTGCCAAGAATCAAAATATTTCTTAATATAATAATCATTGGTTAAAGTAAAAGTAAATGTTACTTCATCTACAAGATAAGAATATGGTTTCTTAATTGCTTTATGTGTGGTACGTCTTTCCATTGTCGCTATTCTTCGACCTGGTAGTTGAACAGAATCACATAATAGGAACATATCCCTAGGGTCATTAAAGAACACCATAGGATCTATCTTCCCTGGCCCTGGTTGTATTGCCGTCGTAAGTAAATTGGATGCAAGGCCAGACCAATCAGTATTTAAAAGGCCTTGCTTTTTATTTGGGTGTGTAATATAAATGGCAAATCTATTTGATCTAGCCACACCACCTCGTCTACCAATGGTGGATTTTAATGTGTCTATTCCTACTGGCAACATGATTAGTACTTCCTTTTACTTTGATTCCACACAAAATTCTTAGATTTTCTAACAAAATTCTCTGTTGGTAGGAATATAGCAATATCCCATTCCGATGCTTGAACTTTCATAATCTTTGAATCAACGTGGGTGGTTAAATAGTGTTTAAAACAAGGTGCAAAGTATTTGTATTTACTCGCGGCCTTTAATAGTTTATAATTTAGTTTTATTCTGGTTGTTTCGTCGAATTTCTTATTATTTGCAATATCAGACAATCTATCTAAAAATATGGCTCTATGTTTTAGTGGTAAATAATGTAAATTAAGTCCATAAAATCCACCAGGTGCTTTTCCAACCATAATGGTTAATGGGAATCTATCATAATACGGTAATGTCTTTCTACCTTTAGGATCATATACATACATGAACATATCACCAATGCGAGGAACTTTTTTTTGTTCTAATCTTTCATCCTTAAGCATCTTGTGCATGTTAATTTGCCCCATGCCCTGTATTTGTTGCCTAAACCATTTCGATGCTTCTTTAGACCTTTTGGTTATACCGGCTCTATATGCTTCTGATTCTAATTTGTCGAAAAGTGATCCCATATTGTTATTTATACCTTCTTCTTAATCTTTTTAAATGACTTCCAAACCTTCTTACCCATTTTGGTCTTTGATGCTCTATTTTTCATAGTAAGTAAATTAATACCAAATCCCTCTAATGTTTTCTCTGTCCATATTTCAAAATGGTAACCTCTGTCCTCGGCGTACCGTTTAGCATATCTCCATTTAGAAGTATTTTTCATGTACCTCATTGCCTCGTTAAGGTTCTTTCTTTTTGGGGGTTGTGTTTGGCCGTGTGGTTTAATTTCAACCAAAAGTACTTTGCCGTTGGTAAATTTAATTGTTAAATCAATGAAGTAGCGGTGGGTTTTATTATCGGTGGCACAGATGTATGGAACAATCGTCTCCTCCGAATTCCACCAACGTACATTCTTTTGTTTTTCAATCCATTTAAATGTTTGTTTTTCCCAAAATGATCTATATGTTACTTTGGTATAATCACCCTTGTATTTCTCGGGAAACTTAACCTTGTACTTACCTTTATATGTTTGCATGTCTTATTTATAATGTGTATAAATAACTATTATTGTATAAGGTATATAAACAATGGACTTTTCTTTTGATGACGTAACAAATTATGCTTCTTCAGCATTCGATTCAGCCACTGAATTTGTTGGTGACTCAGTTAACTCAGTTATTGAAGGAGCGAAAGGTATATTTGAAGGTGATAATCCATTAGATGCTATGGCTTCTGGTGGATCTAATTATTCTGCTAGTAAACCTATGTTACAATACCCCGAAACATTAGGAGCCGGTGCAAATGAATCCATGTATGAATCAGACCCAGAAAAGGATGATTCATGGATGTCACATACCCCAGATAAAGGTGATGATGCTATTATATCTAGTGAATCTAATGATCCATTCATATCATTTAACTTTAAAGAAATATCTACTACTATGGATGATGTAGCCGCCCATAAATTTGAAAGTACTAAACTAATTAAAGGTGTTGTTGTGTCTAAGGTTGTTGGTTCTGGTGTAAAGGCTTTAACAAACTCATTGGGTTTTGATGCAGGTGGCTCAAATACATTAGCTCCTGGTGATAAATCAGCATTGGCAAATACAGCAAATAAAGCTGCTGGATGGGCTTCAAATCTTGCAGCGCTTGGTTATATAGCTGATGCTGCGGTCACTATGTCTAATTCAATTGACCAGAAACCAATTAGGAGCACAATAGCTAGAGTGGCTTTATATATGCCACCATCAATGCAAATTTCGGATTCGGCAGAATATTCACCAAATTCAAATAAGGCTTTGGCATATGCTGCTGAAGCTGCTAATGCCTTAAGAGATAAGGATGGTAAATTCACTGTTGACTCAGTAACAAAGCCTAAATTCAATGGTGATATGGGTGTGGGTTTAGCCGCAGGTGCAGGTGAAGCTCTTATGGGTGGTGGCCTTATTGGTGCTGCAGCTTCACAATTAGGATTTTCCGATATGTCATTAATGGCCACAATGGGTCAAACAATTAAATTGGTTGGTGATGAAGAATTAAGATTATTAGGTAAGGCAATAAATCCTAATGATTATATGCAATTCAAGTCTATTAATTTAAGACAATTTTCTCTTAATTTCAAGTTTTTGCCTGATAGTATCTCTGAATCAATTCAAGTAGAAAAAATTATAAAACAATTCAGATCATCAATGTACCCTATTAAACATTCTAATATTACGATGACAGTTCCTAATATGTTAGATATAAAATTTCACAATGTTGCGGGTATGGTAAAGATGCCTGAAGTCGCATTAACTAATGTAAACATTACATACAATCCAAATTCAGCCTCATTCTTTAAAAAATCTGGACAACCGGTTGAAATTTCAATGGATATTCAATTACAAGAAATACATCCTATACATAGAGCTGATGTTGAGGAAGGATACTAATGGGATACTTTACAAATTTTAATACTATTCAATACGATATTAATGGTGATGGTATATATGATAATATTACTAATTTATCATCCATTGCTAAAATATCAAAAGAATTAATTGATAATACTACATTTTATGATTTAATTAATATATATGATGGGGAAAGACCTGAGCAATTAAGTTATAGGTTATATGGGTCAACCAATTACTATTGGACTTTCTTAATGATTAATAATGGTATTAATAATATATGGAATGATTGGCCTAAGTCTTCTCAACAATTAAAAGAATATTGTGAAAGAAAGTATGAACATATTGCTGCTATAACTTCGGATGATATGTATTATACTAATTCTGTTACAGGTAAGGCATCACCTAAGTTTGAAGTAGGTAATAATGTTACAGCATCTTCTGGTGCTCAAGGTATCATAAAGGAAGTACATAGAAATAATAAGTATTTAGTCATTGAAATTATATCAGGTGAATTTAATGAAAATGGTGAAACTATATATACACCAGGCAATGCTGATGATTCTATTAACTGTACATCAATTGTTTCTAATGCTTACGCGCCAAAATATCATTTAGATGATTCAACAGGTGTTCCTACTGCGCCAAGAAGTGCAGGCACCACAGCATTTACTAATTATCATTATGAGGATATGTTAAATGATAAAAATAGATCAATTAAGGTTATTAAGCCTGATTTAATAACAGAAGTAATATCAGAATTCAATATAGAAATTAGTCAATGAAGAGTTTAACTAACTCCAATGCCTTAGAAAAAATCATAGTATCCTTTAATTATAAAGGGCAAGGCTTTGATATAAGTGCAATGGTAACCACATTGAATATTGCAGAGAGCATTACTGGTGACCTAGTAGGTACTTTATCTGTTACTGATGATGCTGGTATTATTGATAATATCATTTTAACAGGTGATGAAATTATTAATATTTCTTTTTCATATTTTGATTTAGAAATTAAGCATGCATTTTTCTTTAATGGTATTAAACATATTAATATTGGTGCTGAAGCACATAAGAAAACATATCAAATATCACTTGGGTCTATTAATGATTTCATTTCAGCCACACACTTAGTATCAAAGGCATACTCGGGTAAGTCAACAGATATTATTGGTAATGTTTTTGTTGAGTATTTTGTATTTGATGATCTTGTTATTAAGAAAGACTCATTAAGTACAGGTAAATATATTGCGCCTAATATATCACCCAAAAAGGTTATTGATACATTAAAGAATACTTCATATGATGAAGAAGGCACTTCATTCTTTATGTATCAAAATTTATTTATTAATGGTGTTACTATATTAGATTCTTTATATAATATGCTACAACAGGAACCTATATTTGAAATATCACCTCGACTTGGTTTTGCCGATGAAATTAATAAGGGCCCAATTAAACATTCTATTGGTAGACCAACGAATATTGTTATTGATGATAATGTAGATATTATTGGTGTTTCATCCACCGGTATAAAAGGTAAGTCTTTAGAGTTTATTAATTTAGATACTTCTTCGTATAATAAAGATTTATTTAGAGGAACATCTAAACCGGCCACGAATTCGGTTAAACCTCATAGAGCTAATATGTATGATAACACCGAAACCTCTTTGTTTACATCAGCTAATGATATGCAAATGACACATGCTAAGTATAATACATCAACTGCTTTTTCTATTAATGCTAATGCATATAACACTCCGGCAATTCCTGGTTTATGTGTAGGTAATATGGTAACCTTAATTGTTTCTGATTCATCCGTGGTTAGAGTCAATTCGCCTAAAGATAAGTATAGTAATAAGTATGCAAATAACTATATTGTATCAGCAATAGATCATCATTTTGAAGGTGGCCTATATACTCAAAACATCAGATTATCTAGAGGTATTATATGATATATTATGGCATTGTTGAGGATATATATGATCCTGAAAAACAAGGTAGAGTAAAGGTTCGTGTGCATGGTGTACATGACGCAAGAAAAGATTTAATTAAAACTGAAGATCTTCCATGGTCTTTGGTTATGGGAACAACAACATCACCGGGTATATCAGGTGTTGGTCATTCATCATTTCTATTACAAGGTTCGTGGGTTGTTGGAGCATTTATTGATGTAGAACATCAAGACTTTATGGTTATGGGCTCATTACCAACCAAATCAGGATTCGAATTTGGTAACACGCAAATGGGGTTTACCGATCCTAATGGTAAATACCCTAGAAATTTAGAGGAAGAAGATAATAACTTAAGAGTTAGAGGTAGACCAGATCCAAATGATTATGAGGTTCAAGGTAATTATCAACCTCGTTCTGCTTATGCTCCTCAATATCCATATAACCATGTATATGAATCAGAGTCTGGTCATATTAAGGAATACGATGATACACCTGGTTCTACTAGAATTAGAGAAAGACATAATTCAGGTACTTATTATGAAGTACAACCAGGTGGATCTAAAATAGAAAGAGTTGTTGCAGATAACTACGAATTAATACTTGGCAATGATACTGTTGAAGTAAAAGGTAATGTAAATATTATTGTTTCAGAAGATGTTAATTTATCTTGTGCAGGATCTGTTACTGCTAATGTTGGGGAGAACGTAGACTTCTTAGTTCAAGGTGATGTTAACGGCGAAGTAAGAGGTAATGTATCAATGAGGGTTGGTCCTAAAGAACCAGATCATGTTACTTATGCAGATGATGGAACGGCAATACATAAAGCGGCACCAGAAGGATATACTAAAAATCAAGCGATTGCTATATGGAACCCACCAATTGATATAAAAATTACAACGGAAATTAGTGGTTCTGATATGTTATCCTCTGGTTCTAAGCTGTTAGAATCTGAAGATGCGGATGGCAATCAAAGACAATATTATGTGAGTATGAGTATATCTACATCTTCAGATGGTACTAAAGGTGATGCAGAAATTACAATTTCTGATATGTCGAGCGATGGTGCTACTAATGAAAATACATATTTTATGATGGATGTTTCATTATATACACTATCTCAAATAGCATCAGCATTTGATGCTAATGATTATAACTCATTAGCACGAATAGCACAAAAATATGCAATTGATGAATATGGAAATTCAATTGAAGTTGAAGATGGATTTAAACCACAAGATATTAAATTAGAAAATGGTAATTGGGTTTATAAAGGTGAATCATTACCTGCTTCATTTGGACATATTGATTTGCATATTGAAGGTGATGTTACAGGACTAATTGATAGAAATGTTGATTTAACAGTATTGAATAATGCTAAAGTTGATGTTAAAAAAGATGCTGATATTGACGTTGGTGGAAATGTTGATTTAGATGTTGGCGGAAATATGGATACTTTAGTTCAAGGGACATACACTTGTGAAAGTAAAGGTAATATGAAATTCACTGCACCACGCATAGATATTAACGAATAATGCCAAGTGCTTGTAGAAAAGGTGATTCATTAAGTACTGGGCATGGATGCACGAGTACTACTACGTTAGATACTCCTGGTCAAGGAACTGTTTTTATTAATGGGATATTAGCAGCAAGGCAAGGCGACCCAACAGTAAGTCATACTACATCACCACCATTATGTCCTGCTCATGTAGCTAATGTTAATGTGGGTTCTGGTAATGTGTTTATATGCGGAAGTGCAGCAGCGAGAGTAGGTGATTCAGCTGATGCAGGAGCTATGACTTCAGGATCTAGTAATGTATTTATTGGTGGATAATAGGTATAAATAACATTATGGCCATTACAACCTCAAACAAAACAGAATATGTTGATTTAGACTTTGTGTTTAAATCAAACCCCAACACGGGTGACATAGGAATAAAGAAGCAGATTAATTCTGTTAAGCAAAGTGTGCTACATATTCTAAATACCAATCATGGTGAGAAAGTATTCCAACCTTTGTTTGGGGCTAACCTAAGACAATACTTATTTGAAAATAATGGTTTAATAACATCAATTGCTATTACTGATAGTATTAAAGAGGCAATTACTAACTTTGAACCTAGGGTGGAAGTATTAAATGTTAAGGTTAATAATAAACCAGACCTAAATAAAATAGCAATAACAGTTGTTGTTAAAATTATATCGACAAACCAGATTACTAATATCGCAACATCATTAGAGAGACTAAGATAATGGCACAAGACAGAAGAATTAATGCATCAGAATTAGATTTTAATACATTAAAGAGTAACTTAATTACATATATGCAGGACCAGCCTGGTGCATTTGCAGATTATAATTTTGAAGGCTCTGCAATGAATACAGTGATTGATGTGTTATCATACATCACGCATATTAACTCAGTTAATGCTAACTTTGCTCTTAATGAAACATTTTTAGATACAGCACAACTTAGACAATCTGTTGTGTCACATGCTAAGTTACTTGGTTATACACCAAGATCAACATCACCTGCTGTAGCATATATTGATGTTGAATTAGTTTCACCAACCGGTCTATATATTGATGGTAATAATCTTCCCGCGACTATAAATCGTGGTACAGTATTCACAACGATTATTAATTCTATATCATATAATTTAATTGTTTCAGAGACAATGACAACGGCGTATGGTGAACATGATTCAGGTAAATACATATTTAAAAATGTTAAATTAGAGCAAGGTGTTCTCGCCAATAGATCATATCTATATGATCCATCAAACTTTGATTCATATACAATTACAAGTGATAATGTAAACACAGATTCGTTAATTGTAGATATTTATGAATCATCTACGTCTACTGAGTCCACTACATTTACTAAGTCTAATAATATTACAAATATTACTGCTGAATCAAATGTATATTTCTTGGAAGAATCAAGAGATGGGTTTTATGAAATTAAATTTGGTGATGGTATTATTGGTACTCAATTAGATGCAGGTAATATTATTAAAATTAATTATTTAGTTGTTGGCCCAGGTGATATTAATGGCGCTTCAATCTTCTCGTTAAATGATACTATTGAAGGTAACACTAATGTATCCATAACAACAATACAAAATGCATCTGGTGGTGCTAGTGCTGAATCGACTGAATCAATTAGATTCTCTGCACCACTTGCTTTTACTGCTCAAAATAGAGCCGTAACACCAGATGATTATAAAGGTATTATTCAAAACTCTTGGGGAGATATTGATACACTTACTGTATGGGGTGGTGAAGATAATATTCCACCAGACTATGGTAAAGTATATGTATCGATTAAACCTAAAGCAAGAGAAGTATTAACAGATACCGAAAAAGAAATTATTATTGGTAATATTCTTAAGCCAAAGAACGTAGTATCAATTACACCTATTCTTGTTGACCCTGATTACACATACATTGACTTAGAAGTTTATTTTAAGTTTAACCCTAATGTAGCATCATCAGATAAAGCTACACTATCCGAGAACATTAGAATAACTATTGAAGCATATAATGACACTAACCTAAAATCATTTGGTGGTGTGTTTAGAAACTCAAACCTATTACGTGATATTGATAGTTCAAGTGTTGCTGTTATTTCAACCATTATGAGAATTGAAATGAGTAAGAAATTTGTACCTGAATTAGGCAATGAAAAATTATATACATTTGATTTTAACCAACCAATCACTTATTTATCAGGTAAGACTCAATACATTACTTCGACAGAATTTACATATAGAGGTGAGTCGTGTAGACTTAAAGACTATTTAGATACGGAAGAAAATAAGAATATTATACAAATTGTTTCTGGGTCAGGCACAACTTTGAATCCAAATATTGGTCATGTAAACTATAATACAGGTAATGTAACACTTGAAGGTTTTGCACCTGATTCAATTGTAGGCCCATATGATTATATTAAAATTATTACTAAACCGGCATCGTCTGATATAGCACCAACACGAAATGAACTATTAACAATTAATTCTTCTTCAGCAATTATTGTTGGTGAAATTGACACAATGGTTACTGGTGGTACTACTGCCGGTATTGACTACACTACAACGAGTAACTAATGGCTTTTAATGTATCCTCTTATATAGATGATTTGGTCCCTGAGCATATTAATCAGGACTACCCTGAGCTTATTGAGTTCATAAAAGTATATGCTTTATATCTAGAGAGAGAAAATAAATCTGCATTTTACTTAAATCAAATTGATCATCAGCGTGACATTGATTTAATTGAAGAGCATCTATTAACAGAGTTACAAAATGAAATTGGAGCTCCAATTCCTAGAGACTTTGCGGCTGATCCAAGACTATTTTATAAACATCTAGTTGAATTTTATAGATCACGTGGTACGCCAGAATCAATTAAGGCCTTCTTTAAATTAATTTATGATGATGAGGTAGAAATATACTTCCCTAGAGAAGATATGTTGATACCATCTGATGGTAAGTGGCATGATCAAAAAGAAGACATCATTGCTAATCAAAGTGATTATACACCAACATATATTTGGACAATAAGCACTAATACTTCAATCATTAACTTTAATTCGGATAGAGGTTTTGCACCTAAGTTTGATGATGATGTTATATTTGTAAATGATGTATATATTTCGAATGGTGACTATAAAGAAACGGTTTATTATGATGAGTCAGATAATGAAATAAAATACTCATTAATATTTCCTAATGAATTAGTAATAGGTGATGTAGTTAAAGCATACCCTAAAGGTCTATTCACTAAGAGTGATGGATTCCTTTCGGAAGAAAGAATTAAAATTCAAGATTCATACAAATATCAAAAATTTTCTTATTTACTTAAAACAGGTAAAAATATTGATGATTGGAAAAATGCATTTACAAGGCTAATTCACCCGGCCGGATTTATATTCTTTGGTGAGATTCTTATTCTTATTGAGATGTTAGAATCAGTCAACAATGAAGTACAACCTGGTTATCAAGGTTCTGGATTACCTATAAATATTAATATACCTGCAATACATATACAACCAACTGTAAATGAAGCTGGGACTTATGTAGAGAAGGAATTTGAATATGCATATTCACCTGCAAGAATTGGTATGTGGAACCATTTGGAAAATACCAAGTTCTGGAATTGGAGACCAATGCGAGAATATGGTGAATATACATTGCAGGATGTTATAAATAACAATATCGGATTACAATTAGGAGCAAGAATTTGGTCTTGCACCCCTGATGATCCAGCAACAGATACATCGTACGATTCAAATGATTGTACAATACAAACATAACGGAGAGACACTAAATGTCAGCAATTATAACAAGTAAATTTAGATTAGATACAACTGAAAAATTTGTTGACAGTCTTACATCAAATCAATTCTATATGGGCTTGGGTAGATCAAATGCATGGGCAGATGATACGACACCAGATAATCCATATGAAAATGACTACACAGTAAATACTTTATGGGAAAATATGTTTGCCATAAAGAAAATTGACTCATCAGATATTATTTATTCAAGCCCAAGAACTCTATGGACCTCGGGTGTAACATATTCTGATTATGATGATAGAGATACTAACATCGAAGGTAAAAACTATTTTGTTGTATCAGATAATAATAATGTTTATATGTGTCTTAAGTCAGGTGGCGTATCTACTACTAACCCTGATATTGCTGGTGTGACTACTGCGGGTGTGATTGATCATTCATCAACTGATGGTTATATTTGGAAATATATGTTTACTATTCCAGTTGATATAGGTTCTAAATTCCTTACGGCATCATTTATTCCAGTAACCCATTTAACAAGCCAACCAGCTCCAGGGTCAGATACTGCCCTATTAAATCAATGGTCAGTACAAGATAATGCTATTGTTGGTGCAATATATAATATCAAAATTACAAGTGGTGGTACAGGTTATACAAGTGCTCCAACTGTTACAGTAAGTGGTGATGGTACAGGTTGTACAGCAACAGCAACAGTGTCTGGTGGTGTTGTTACAGATATTATAGTTACAAATGCAGGAACAGGCTATACTAAAGCAGTTATCACTGTATCAGGTGGGTCAGGCTCTGGTGCTTCATTAAGACCGGTAATTAGTCCTGCTGGTGGCTTTGGCGCTGATCCACGAAATGATTTAAGATCACATTATGTTACTATTAATAAAGTATTTAATGGTGATGAGTCAGGTGATATTCCTGCATCTAATGACTTTAGACAAATTGCGCTTATTAGAGATCCTATTGATTCAAGCACATCAGCTGTGGCTTCTCAGAATGCATACACAACAACTAAGTCATTATCAGTAGCTACTGGTGGCTCATTTGGTACTGATTCAATGATTGAAGGTACTGATACTGGCGCATCAGCAATGGTTATTGAATATGATTCAGTGAATGGTATCATTTACTTTGTACAAAATGAAGATACTGGATTTGTTAATTTCACTGATGATGATAACATTAGAGTTGTAGGTGATACAGGATCCGGCCAAGATTGTACTTCGGTTAATGACGCTGGTATTGTACAATACTCTGGTGATGTAATGTTTATGGAAAATAGAACTTCAGTATCACGTGGTGCTGACCAAATTGAAACTATCAGATTAGTAATAGCATTTTAAATTAGGAATAACAAATGGCAATTAAGTTTAACATTGAACCATATTGGGATGATTATAATACACCCACTGCGGATGGATTAACTCCAAAAGAAAAATATAATAAAATTCTTTTTAGACCTGAGCATGCTGTTCAAGCAAGAGAGTTAACTCAATTACAATCAATGCTTCAAAACCAAGTATCATCTGTTGGTGATCATATGTTTAAAGAAGGTTCAATTGTAATTCCAGGTGGAGTTTCAGTATATAATAAGATTGATTACTTAAAATTATCCGCGGTTAATACAACTAATATGTCAGATCTAATTGGATCAGAATTTACTAATGGAACTTCAACAGTAAAGGTTGTGCACGCCGAAGCAGCAACTGATACAGACCCAGTAACATTATTTGTTAATTATGTTTCAGGTTCTGATAAGTTTGTTGATGGTACTTCTTTAACTGGCCCATCAAGCTTAACAGCAACAGTAGCTTCAAGTGGCTTTGGTTCCCTAGTATCTGTTGATGATGGTATATATTACATTAAGAAACATTTTGTTATTGTTAAGAAGGCTACAATTGTACTTTCTAAATATAGTACTACGGTATCGTATGATGTTGGTTTAAAAGTTACTGAATCAATTGTAGGAGCAGGTGATGATGCATCATTAAATGATAATGCCCAAGGTACCCCTAATGAATCTGCACCTGGTGCCCACAGATATTCAATTACTACAACATTAACTAAACAAGCAAACAATGCTAATACAGGTAACTTTGTATTACTTGCAAGACTTGAAAATGGTTCTATTGCTAAGCATGCAAGAACAACAGATTATGCCATAATTGAAGATACAATGGCAAGAAGAACATTTGATGAGAGTGGTAACTATACAGTTAACCCATTCCCTGCACAAATGAAAGACAATGTTGATGGTGATAGTACTAAATTAAGTATTGGTATTGAACCCTCGAAGGCTTATGTAAGAGGCTATGAAATTCAAACATTAAACACTACAAATGTTGATGTTAATAAAGCAAGAGAAGTAGACTTAGCCACAGATAAAGTTGTTGAGGTAACACATAATAACTATATTGATGTGTCTGGTATTACATCGTTACCTGAAATTGATAATTATAATACAGTACAACTATTAGATGTTGGTGGTACTCAAACAGGTACAGCTAGAATTAGATCAATGCAAGCATTACCTACATCTGGTCATTATAGATTACATGTATTTGATTTAACAGGTACTATTACTGGTGCTGTGTCAATTGATTCACCTTCGAGCTCATTTAATGCTTCAGCTATTGAAGGTTATAACTTGGCTTCTGATACATTAGTATATGCATTACCATATACAAGAATTAAAACATGTTCAGCCGAACTTGATGAAAACAATCCGGCAGATTTTAACTATCGTTTTGAAACAAATAGAGTTATTGGTACATCACAAGTTGCTTCAAATCAAGTATCTTTCCTTGCTTCATTAGCTAATGAAACATTTGGTGGATATGACACATCGAACTGGATATTATCTAATAATGATACTGGTTTTATTGTACCATTTACATCGGGTGATATTACAATTGATAATGCTAATACCCCTCCTCAAGTAACTATTACAGGGATTGACCAAACTATTGATCAAGATTACTTAACTCTTATTGCTCCAACAAACAGAACATTAGAACATAAGACAAAAACACTTGTGTCTAACCAAGGAGTTCAACTACCACAATCTGGTGACTTTACATCACCGGTTAATTTAGACCATTGTGATGTATTACGTATTGTGTCTATTCAGGAAGCTACTTCAGGCCAGGATGTGACTGATCACTTTGACTTTAATAATGGCCAAACTGATACACATTATGGTGTAGGTACTATAACACTTAAAGTAACAACTAACTATGTAATTAATGATGACTTAGATGTTGTGTATGATTACTTCGATCATGGTACCGGCGACTTCTTTACAATTGATTCATATACTGGTCAAGCTAACTATGAAGATATTCCAAGTCATGGCGGTATCGAATTAAGATCAGCCGTAGACTTTAGACCTCGTATGAACAATGGTGGTGGTAACTTTACGGGTAATGGTGCTTCAGTGTCTAACACTCCTAGACCAGATACACAATTTGAAACAGACATCCAATACTACTTAAATAGAATTGATAAAGTTTATTTAGATAAAGATGGTGACTTTGGTGTACTTGAAGGTGTATCGGATCTTGATCCTAAAGACCCAGGCACACCTAAAGATGCAATGGTATTATATCACTTATTTGTTCCGGCCTATACATTAAATCCGGAAGAAGTTACTATTAAATATATTGACAATAGAAGATACACAATGCGTGACATTGGTAAGCTTGATCGTCGTATTGGTAACCTTGAGTATTATACTACTCTTAACCTATTAGAGAAAGAAGCAGAGAATAAACAAATTCTTGGCTCTAATGGTATGGACAGATGGAAGTCAGGCTTCCTTGTTGATTCATTTACTTCTACTAACATTGCAAGAGCATCTTCAACTGAATTTAAAGCAGGTATTGATAGAGATTCTGGTGCATTAAGACCTTTATTCTCTGAAGGTAATATTGGTATGGATTATGATGCTTCATCCACCACTCAAAAGACTGGTGACTTAGTAACCCTTCCATATACAACAAAGGCAGTTATATCACAAACGCAATCCTCTGGTACAATTAATGTTAATCCATTTGATGTATTTAACTGGACAGGTTCTGTTGCATTATCACCAAGCTCTGATGAGTGGAAAGATACTGACCAAAGACCACAGGTTGTTGTTAACCAAGATGGTATATTTGATGCAATGAGAGATATTGCTGATCAGTCAGTTGCAACAGGTACTGTATGGAACTCTTGGCGAACTAATTGGACTGGTAGATCAACTACATCAAGAACAGATTCTAGATGGTGGAGACGTGATAGAATTACTACTACCACTACTACAAGAAACCAAGGTAGATCAGGTGTTAGAACATCTATTGGTACTGAAACAGTAAATACAAATATTGGTGATAGGGTTGTTGAAGTTAACTTCGCACCATTTATGAGATCACGTATTGTTACATTTAATGCAACAAGATTAAGACCTAATACTGAAGTGTTTGCATTCTTTGATGATATATCTGTGGCTGATTATGTATCAACACAACCATCGAGTGTAACACCTTCGGTTGGTGTTAATAATAATACAAGTTTTCCGGGTGGTTCTACTACATTAATTACAGATGCTAATGGTAATTTATCTGGTTCATTCTTTGTACCTAATAACCCATCATTAAACTTTAAGACTGGTGATAAAACATTCTTATTGACTGATTCATCTACTAATAATGAAGAAGAAACTGGTACATCCGCGGCAACTACATATTCTGCAAAAGGTCTTATTGAGACTAAAGAAAATGTAGTTATCTCTACTCGTGTACCTTCAATTCAAAGAACAAATGTATCTGATTCAAGGGTAATTACTTCTACTTCAACTTCTCGAAGAAGAGAATGGACAATGAATTGGGGTGATCCTCTTGCACAATCTATTCTATTGGATAATGATGGTGGTGTATTTGTTACATCTCTTGAAATATTCTTTACTACTAAAGATGAAAACATTCCAGTTCAAATTCAATTTAGAAAAATGGACCAAGGTATTCCTACCCAGGAAGTTATTCCTTTCTCAGACACAACAGTTAATGCTTCTGATGTAAATGTTGATGGAACCTCTACTACATTTACATTTGACTCACCTGTTTATTTACAAGATAATATTGAATATTGTTTTGTTGTTATGGCTAATTCAAATGAGTACATGGTTCAATATGCAGAGATTGGTGAAGAAGATGAAGAAGGTAATAGAATCTCTAAACAACCATATAATGGTGTTATGTTTAAATCACAGAATGCTTCAACATGGACTCCGGATCAAAATAAAGACTTAACATTCGTGTTGAATCGTGCAGTATTTGATACTTCGGCTGAAGCTTCTCTTGTTCTTAAGAATAAAGAGTTACCTACTAGAGCATTAGAAAATGATCCATTCCAAACAACTAATGGTTCGTCTGAAATTATTGTGTCTCATAGAAACCATGGTATGTCTGATGGTGATTCAGTAACAATCGATGTTGATGAAAATATTGCTTCTATTAATGGTATTCCAACTTCAGAAGTTACTGATACTCATACTATTTCAGCTGTTGAACGTGATAGATATACTATTACATGTTCAAGTAATGCTTCTGGTACTGGTATTGATGGTAATAATACAGTCACAGCCACACAAAACCTGGCATTTAATACAGTGTATCCATTAGTACAGGAAGTTACATTACCTAATACTGGTATGGTTTGGGGTATTAAAGATTCAATGGAAGATACAGGTCTACTTGGTTCTACATATTTACCTATTATCATTAATGAGAACTATACTCCACAAGCACCTAAGATTATTAAACAAGGTTCAACTCCTTCGTTGGAGCTTAATGGTATATTCACTTCAACTAAAGATAATTTGTCTCCGGTTGTAGATATGGATAGATGTTCTGTTATTACTATTTCAAATAGAATTGATAACCCTGCTGCTACTACCACGGCTGGACATAATGTTGTTGCTAATTACTTTGACGAAACTGACCCAACTAAAGGTTCTGTTCTTTCTAAATATTTAACTAAAACAGTTCAATTGGATGATTCATCAGATCAACTTAAACTTTATTTAGATGTTAATAGACCATCATTTACTAATGTACAAGTATATCATAAGACTGGTTCTGAATCAAGTACCTTTGATACTTTAAATTGGGTTGAAGCCCCATTAACAATACCATATTCTGATGCTGGTGATTATACTGAAATGGAATATACTATTGATGTTAATGAATTTACTTTGTTTGCTATTAAGATTGTATTTACATCACAAACAACATCAAAGGTTCCATCAGTACAAAGCTTAAGGGCTATTGCTTTACAAGCATGATACCAGTAAAGGGACATGCTGATTTATATAGGGATCCATCTTCGGGTGCTATTATAAATAAGAATAGGACTAATGCAGGTATTGCAAAGGAAGCAAAAAAGAAATTTGAAAAAGATCAGAATCGTATTAATCAATTGGAAAATGATGTTTCAGAGATTAAAGATTTATTAAAACAATTATTAGAGAAATAATATGCCAAATATAGTTAATATTGCACTAACAGATACTTTCGAACAATGGAGAGTAAAAGATAATGAGATTGGTGCTGCGATTGGTGATATTGATGCATTAAATCTTGCCGGTGTTGCTGGTGATGAAAGTATTATATCATCATTAAATGAATTAAGAATTGATACAACTAATCAGGCTGCTTGGATTGGTGATACATCTACTTTATATGGTGGTAATAATAATTTAACTACTGCAGTTAATGATGCCAAATCAGATATCGATACCATTGCTACTACGGCTGGTATTGATCTATTGACAAGTTCATTAACTGGTTATGATGGTACAGAAACAGCCGCGGTTGATATTTTCAATGCCCACTTTGCTAGATTAGAAACTAATGATATTGACATTGCTGCTATTCAAACTAATATTACTAATAATGATATTGATATAGCTGCTATTGATACTGATATTGGTGATTGGGATTCTTACAATGGTTCTGATGCTACAATTGTAGCTGCTTTAAATTCAATTAAAGGTGTTCAAGATAACTTAGGTACTGACTTTGTAAATGCCACTGGCGATACAATGACAGGTTCATTAGTTGCTGATGGTGGTATTGGGGCAACAACAACTTTAAACTTAGGTGTTGGCGCGGGTACAGCAATTACAGTTGATAATCAACAGAGAATAGGTGTTGGTAAAGCATCACATGCTTCATATAAGATAGATGTAAATGGTACTATTAATGTTGATACATTAAGAATTGATGGGCAAGATACAGATGATAGATATATTCTTAATTCATCCACAGGTGGTACTGCTGAAATTTCGGCTAACATTGAACATACAGGTACAACTACATTTTCTGATGATATTATTATTGGTTCAGAAACTATATATGATGCTTCTGGCTTTACATTTACTGAATATCTTTCTGATCAAATTGGTTCATCATTTACTAACAATTCCGAGTCTGGTGGTATTACTGCTGTTTATAATGATAGTACTAATAAAATTACTTTAGCAATTGCTGATGATGGTCATAACCATACAACAAGTAATATTGATAACTTCACCGAAGAGGTTCAAGATATTGTTGGTACAATGGTATCAAATCCTAATTCTGAATCAGGTATTAATGTAACATATGATGATACTGCAGGTAAGATGAACTTTAACGTTTCCGATCCTACTATATCTATTACAGGTGCGGTAACAGGTTCAGCAACAATGACTAACCTAGGTTCAATTACCATTAATACTGCTTCAGGATCTAATTCAATTCCTACTTCGGCTATTACTGACTTATTAGAATATATTCAAGATACTGTTGGTTCTATGGTGACGGGTAATACTGAATCAGGTATGGATGTTAATTATAATGATACGTCAGGTAAGCTAAACTTCACAAATAGTTTAGCAGTTTATGATGTAAATGGAACACAAGTGTTCTAATATATAAATAACTATATGGCAATATATTCAAATTTAACGGTTGACCAAGGTTCAGACTTCTCTACACAAATAACTGTAGAAGATTCTACTGGCAACCCAGCAGATCTAACCGGCTATATTGGTGCTGGTGAGATTAGAAAAACATATACTTCCAGTGCACATTACGATTTTGTTGTGGTGATTACTAATGCTGCTTCAGGTGTAGTTAATATTACTATACCAAACGCAGTAACAAATGTAATGAAGCCAGGAAGATATGTGTATGATATTGAAGTAAGAAGTCCTACTATGGAAATTACTCGTATAGTAGAAGGACAAGTAGAAGTATTACCGGGTGTAACTAGGAGCTTATAATGGCGCTAAAAGGAAAAATAGGTCCACAAAGATCTATCCAGGCTAAACAAATGGCCTATACACCCACACAAAAATTGAGTGAACTGGTAGATGTAGATACAACTAACAGGGCAGATGGTTCGGTGATTATTTGGGATGATGTAACTCAAACCTTTAAAGTACAAGGCAGAGTTGAGAATCCTAATGTTTTGGTAATTGGCGGTAGTTTTTAATGCACATGCATTGCAACACGCTTGGTAAATTTAATTTAATTTAAGGAGAGACAAATATGTCAGGTACAGTAATTGTAACTAAGTTCTCCCTGGCCAATGCACAACCTGCAAGTAATGCATTAGCTCAAGGCGAACAGGCTTATTCTTATATAAGCGACAAACTATGGATTGGTTGGGATAACGGTGGTGTTATTGATCCAATTGCAATCGGTGGTAAATTTTATACAGATCAATTAAAAGCTTCATCAGTAGACTTTGGTAAGACAATTGCAAATCATGCAATCATTACAGGTTCTGATAATAAAATTGATTTAATCAATATTGATAACATTACTATTGACGGTAATGATATTACAACAACTAATACCAATGGTGACTTAACAGTTAACCCTAACGGTACTGGTGAATTTAACGTACAAGCTACAACTAATATTGTTGGTAACTTTACAGTATCAGGTACATCAGCATTTACTGGACAAACTACATTAGCTTCATTAAATGTAACGGATCTTACAAACAACAGAGTTTTATTAGCTGGTGTTTCAGGTGAAGTAGAAGATAGTGCTGATTTAACATTCGATGGTACACTATTAACACTTAATGGTAACCAAACAACTACTGGTAATGCTTTAGTTAATGGTACATTACACGTTGATGGCCAATCTACTTTAGCTTCACTTAACGTTGAAGACCTAACTAATAACCGTGTTGTTATTGTTGGTGCTGGTGGAGAGATTGAAGACTCAGGTAACTTTACATTCGACGGTACTCTACTAACAGTAACTGGTAATACTACTACTTCTGGTACAGTACAAATTGGTGGTGCTACAAACATTGATGCTCAACTAACTGTTGATTCATTAAATGTTCAGGACTTAACAAATGATAGAATGGTATTTGTTGGTGCTGGTGGTGAATTAGAAGATTCAGCTGATTTAACTTATGATGGTTCAACGCTATATTTAAATGGTGATCAACATATTACGGGTTCTTTAGATGTAAATACTTCTGCAACTATTGCTACATTAAAAGTTGTAGACTTAACAGATAATAGAGTTCTTATTGCTGGCCCTGGTGGAGAGATTGAAGACTCTGCTAATTTAACATTCAATGGTACAACATTACAAGTAACTGGTACATTAGATGTTGATAATATGCGTCATGATGGCAATACTATTTCTGCTATCAACTCTGACGGTGGTTTAACACTAACACCAAATGGAGATGGCTTAGTAACAATTGATACTAATACAGCATTTGTTGTTGCATCTGGTTCTGAAGCTTCAAGACCTTCAGCGATTACAGTTGGTGATGGTGCTATTCGATACAATACTTCAGATAATAGATTTGAAGGTTCTGTATCAGGTAATTGGACTGGCCTCGGTGGTGTAGTTGATATCAACCAAGATACATATATTACTGCTGAAGAAAGTCCTAATGATGATACATTAAGATTCTACACAGCGGGTAATGAAGAACTATACATTAATGATAATGGTTTATATGTAACTGCTCAGATTACTACTCCGATTGCTAATACTACTACAGCCAATACTACAACGGCTAATATTGGTACAGCAAATGTTACTACTCAATTACAAGTAGATGCTGATGCTAACTTTACACAAGGTATTGATGTTACGAGTGGTAATGTAGATATTACTGATAACTTAAATGTTGATGGTAATACAATCATTGGTGGTAACTTAACAGTTAATGGTACAACTACTACGGTTGAATCAACTGTTATTACATTAAATGATCCTGTTGTTAAAGTAGGTGATGGTTCAGTTGCTGGTGGTGATGCTAATGATCGTGGTATTTCTTTAGACTATGGTGATGGAGTTGCTGTTCAAACAGGCTTCTTTGGTATGGATATGGAAACAAAACGTTTCACATTCAAACCTGAAGTTGACACAACGGATGAAAATTATGTAGCTCCTTGGGGTGATGCACAATTCTCTAACCTATACCTAAGAGGTACACTTGAAGCTGGTGCTAATGGTAACCTAGTTGTTACAGATAACTTAATCTCAACAACAACTGGTGACTTAACATTAACTCCTGCTGGTGGTGATACAATCATTACTGGTAATGCTCAGGTAACTACTGACTTAGTTGTTAATGGTGATGTAACATTTGATAATGATGTTCCTGTAACATCTGGTGGTACTGGAATGAGTTCATTCTCAGGTGATTCAATTATGATTACTAATGCTGCAGGTGATGCGATTAGTTTCATTACACCTCCGGCTACTAACCCAGAAGATTACATTATCAAGTTTAATTCAGCTGGTGTTCCAGTTGCATCAAATGTTATTGATGGTGGTACTTTCTAAATAGTACTAAAAAGGTCCTCCTCCAGGAGGGCTTTTCCTTAAGCGTTATATATAACTATAACATTTAATGAAAAGTAAGTATAAATATACTTAAATATAACATATTATAAAGAAGAAATTATGGCTAGACCACTAAAAATTAAATATGATGGAAGCACATTTGCTGGTTTACAGGAAATGTCAGACTCTGAAATTGACTCATTTGCTGACTTATTACTAGATTCATTTACTGATAATGTTGGTACTGGCCACTTAGCTATTAATTCACAATCTAGTTGGACAAACATTGGTACATTTTCTGATACTCGAAGAGACCAAAATGTAGGTACTCATCCTGCTAACACTACCATTCATACTGAAAATTATGTCTTTAGACAAAACTTAAGTGCAGTATCCCCTTCAACAAGTGCTAGACCTATGGAGATTAAAGGATCAGGTTCATTTGAAGGTTTACAGGAGATGTCAGACTCTGATATTGTATCAAATATTATTAATAGAGTAAAATCTAAGATTGGTTCATTCGGTCCAGGTACATATAAACTACAACCATCTGCCCCTAGTGGTGGTACTTGGACAAGCGTAGGTACTATTACTAATAAAACAGTATCAGGTAATAATACTTCTACTCTATGGAGAAGAACAGATGGTATTACAACCCCTGGTACTCGTCCTATGAAATGGGATTCATCTTCTCTAAAGGAATTGACTAATACAGAAATTAATGATTTGACTGACTACTTTAGATCAGAAATTATTTCTTCAGGTATTGGCAAATATCAGCTAGCAACGTCTGCCCCCGCTGGCGGCACTTGGATTCAAGCTGGCTCTGGTTTTACTGATGATAGACATCAAAGGGCTAATCAGAATTACTCTGGTAACTATACTGGTAACTATACCGGAGCATACACCGGTAACTATACCGGAGCATACACCGGTAACTATATAAGATACTACTCAGGTAGAAATGCCGGTACCTATACTGGTTATTACTCTGGTACTTATACTGGTTATTACTCTGGTACTTATGCAGGAACATACACAGGAACATACACAGGTGCTACTATCATGGCATCAAAGGAAACAATTGCTACTTTAAAACTTTGGTTGAGAATAGCTTAATTATATAAAGGAAATATTATGGATAAGAAAATAGTAGACCCATATTGGGGTGATGAAGGTAAATCACAAGTTGTTTGTACATTTGAATATGAAGATGGTTCATCTTTAACTGCAAGTGTTATGAATACTGATAAGGGTGAAGATAATAACCCTGATTGGGATCAAATCTTTAAAGAACATTCTAAAAAAGATATTGATGCAGCAACTGAAAAAAGATTAGAAGAAAGAGATTCTAAAGAAGAGGATATTATTATCCAAACTAAAGCAGAAAGAGAAAAGAAAAAGAATGAAGATATCTTTCAAGCTAAGATTGATGCATTCCAAATTGAAGAAGTAAAAGAATCTAAAGATCGAGCGACTAAAGCTAAGATCCGTAAGGCAAAAACCTTAACTGAAGTTATTGCTTATTCTACATTATTAATTATGAAAGCCAGTGAACCTACCCCTAAAAAGAAAGCAAAAGCAACTAAAAAGAAAAAGTAATGGTTTCATAATTGTTGCTTCATTAAAGTATTGTTACTATGAAGCAGCACATCGTTTAATAGATTCTTTATTAGACTACTATCCAGAAGCAAACATAGCCTTATTCGCTCATGATGAGTGGACAAAGGATGATGATCGTTGTAAAGATCTATACTTAGTACATGATGTACCAAAGCATCATCGAGCTAAGCTATGGGCCTTAGATAAAACTCCATTTGATAAAACAGTTTATCTTGATTGTGATACAACAGTATGCCATGAAGATGTAAGTAAAATGTTTAACTTCGAATCTGATTTAGCCTTTACAAATATTAGATCATACGCTGGTAAAATAGCTAAGTTTGTTGGGGGTGAAATGGTATTACACGGCGGGGTATTTGGTTACCAATCAAATGAAAGAACTCTTAATTTTATGACTGAATGGTATACAAAATACCATGAGCAAATAACAAATAAGTGGTGGCCTGAAGGGGTATCACCAAAGGAAAGATTATCTCCTTGGGATCAATTCACCTTATGGTGGTTAACAAATAATAGAGATATCTCATTTGAAATATACCCTGACGATGCTCGGTTTAATTTCGTTTATATATATAATGACAACGAAATAAAAGATGATGTTGTAATATGGCATTATACAATACCCGAGGTGGAATTAAACCATGAAAGAAATATTAATTAAGAACCAAGAAGTTTTAGATAGATTAAATGGTTTCATTGATACCATACAATCAATGGATATTGATGAACTAAAAATAGCTGATAGAGATCCAGATATATCAGCTGAGTATGGTGTATCTGATGAATATCTTCAAGTTATCTTAGATAAAGGTAGAAGGCACGAAGGCCCTCCGGAGGCTATTAAAGCAGTTGATATCTCAGTATTGCCTTCATCAAAAATACCGCCCCACTGGAAAGCCTTTGCTGATGATGTAGCCTTTAACTTCTCTAGGGAATTAGGAGTGCAACAAAACGCCTTGTGTGCTTACTATCCTGAAGATGGATATATTGGGTGGCATGATAATCATGATGCCCCTGGGTATACACTATTATTTAATTGGAGTAAAACTGGTGATTCATTCTATCGTTTTAGAGATCCAGAAACACACGAAATAGTAACCATTAACGATAGACCTGGGTGGAGCTGTAAGACTGGCTGGTATGGTAAAGGCGAGGGTTCTACATTTCATTGTGCAAAGACTAACGAACCAAGATGGTCTATTGCCTTTTATATTCAAGATGAAAACATGAAAGATATTATTATTGATAGCATAGAAAATGATTGAAGAAGATAAAATTATATTTTTTGTAGGTATACCAGGATCATCATGGTCCAGAGTGGCAACCCTATTACAATTTAGCCCTATTTTAAATGCTAACGTATCTGATAGAAATAAAGATAGGGAATACTATATTAAACAGGGAACCTCATGGCCAGGTTTAATTAATCATCAAGGGGCATTCTTTGGGTCAGGTATGGAATTTGGTATGAAATGGGAATACCCAGCGGAAAGAGAAATACCTCTTACCAAAGAAGCAGTATTACATGATATTGAATCAGCATTTAGAAGTCATGATGATACTAATTACTTAGTTAAATCGCATTCTATTGCTTTATCACTTGATTGGTGGATTGAAAATTTCCCAGATTCTAAATTTATATTTGTTGTAAGAGAATATGAAGCCTCAATGAAATGGTGGTTTAATGGAGGGGGCTTTGATATTACCTACCCTAATTATCAATGGTACAAAGATGAAGAGGGTATGAGACATAAGGCTAAATTGCAAGATTGGAATATCAGGCAATTTGTTGATAGGGAAGAGCTAACCCTATATAACATGACATCAGGTTTCTTAAAGAATGAATTGGCTATTCCATTTGATATTGACACACGAATCGAAAAACATTATAGAGCAATCAATCATATGCCACCAGATATAACCAAAGGGGTTCCGGTATATGATACATCAGTTGCATTTTATCCACATTTAGAGGAATGGTAGTATGGATATAAGCGAATACTTTGGTAAAGTATGGACTCACGACACTGAATATAAGTGGACTGGGAATTATCTAATTGATGAGATCAATAGTTTAAAACCTAATAGGGTTCTCGACGTTGGTTGTGGTTTTAATTATTATAAAGGCAAAATTAATAACTTAATTGGTATTGACCCATATAATGATAAAGCTGATATGAAAGTATCAATTGAGGAGTTTGGTAATAATATAAAATATGATGTTATTATGGCCTTAGGATCTATTAACTTTGGTGATGATAAAATAATTGAACACCAGATGAGATGTATTGATAAGCTATTAGATACAGACGGCCAATTGTTTATGAGACTTAATCCTGGACTGGATCATCATTGGGCTGAAGGTAAATCATCTGAAATAAATTTCTATCCATGGTCTAAAGAAAAAATTAGTAATTTTGCTTTAGCTTATGGTTATTCTATAGTTGCTTGGGAGGAAGATCCTAATATGCATGGAGCATTAAGATACTATGCACATTTAGTTAAAATGTAATATGATATTCTATTTAGATCTTATTAAAGATGATATGATATATACATTAGCAATAGAATCAGATGATACTATATTAGGAAAATCTTGGTCTAAAATGTTAAAAGATATAATAGATTCTGGTGTATCAGTATCTGAGCCTGAAAGAATATATTCATTAAATAATAAATGGAATTTAAGTTTAATTAAAGAACAATTATTAAACTGTATTGATGTTGTAAATGATTATAAACATAATACTATAATATATAAAGATAATCTAAATTATCTACATAAATACTTTGAAGATTTTATGCGTCCAGATAAAAGCCAATATAAATTTTATCAGGATGCACCAGAATTAGTAAAATTAGCAATTAGAGAATTTAACATTCTTATCCATAGATATGAGCATATGGAAAGAAATAAAGGTGGTAAAATTGTAGTATCATTAGATAATAGACCCAGTAGAACTATGACAGTAGAGGAAGCATCTTTATTTAATACTAAAATAGAACCTGGTGATGTAGTATTAAAATATTGTCATAAGGGTAAAAAAATTATAGACATATTTATAGATAATGAATTAAATAATAAACACGTAGGTAATAAGAATATAATACCTCAAAAAGATATTAGCGCCGATTTTAAAATATACTTTGATAATCCATTCAAATATGATTTTGACTTAAGATTTAATAAATGGTTAAAAACTAACATAAAATTCTTTAATAATATTGGAATAGATTTTAGTGATCCTATGAATACTATAGGTTTTGGTAAAGTTGGAAAGATAATAGGTGATATAGATATAATAGAAAAAGAAATTTATGGAATAAAAGAAATATATAATGTACGATACAATTGATTCAGGACAAAATAAACAAGTTTTAGTATGGGACCTAGGTAAAAGATGTAACTTTGATTGTACATATTGCCATTCAGGTATGCATAATAACTTTAGCCCTCATTCATCTTTAGAAGAACTTAAAGAAACAATGGTTTTTATTGATGAATATTATACTCTATATTCCCAATGGCATAAAACACCTAGGGTAGGAAGTATCACTTTCACTGGAGGTGAGCCAACTGTTAATCCAGCATTTTATAATTTAATAACATGGATTAAATCTGATTATCCCAAATATAAAATATCATTAACAACAAATGGTACATGGGATAAAAGAAAATTAAATCTAATAAATGAAACATGTAATTTTGTTACTATTTCATATCACACAGAAGGTAAACCATCATTAAAGAAAAAGGTCATTGAAAATATATTAGCATTAAACGAAATAAAATCAGATGCTATGAGAGTTAATGTTATGATGCATTCAGGTGATGATAATTTTAAAGAATGCCAGGATTTAATTAAAGATGTATTAGAACCTAATGACATAAAATTTGTTCCACGCATTATTGGCGAAAGATTAGACGATAAGAAATTTGTGGATAAAGCAAACCCTGAACGAAGAAAAGTGCATGAATATACTAATGATCAAAGAGATTATATGCAATCATTTTGGAATAATACTAATGCATTAGTATCTAAAACTAAAAATACAATTGCTTTGGAAAATATACCTAATAAGAAAACTGTACTTAGAAAAATGGGTAGAGGTTGTTGTGGTAATATAGACCTTAATACTAAAACTAATGGTACTTGGGATAAAACTAGATTTTTACCTAATACACAATTCAAGGGGTGGAAATGTTTAGTCAATTGGTATTTTTTACATATCGAACAAGAAAACGATATAGTGTATCATCACCAAACATGTAGAACAAATTTAGATTCAGAGACGGGTCCTATTGGTACACTATCAGAAAAGCATAAGATTTTAGATCAATTAAAGTCATATATGAATAAAGGTGTGTTACCTTATATCAATTGCCCTAACCCCCATTGTGGATGTGGCATTTGTGCACCTAAAGCTAAAAACGATGATGATGCTTTGGCCTTATGGAATAAGTATATTAGTCCAGAGTTAAGTCCATTGTAACAATATCAGTATAAACCCAATCATCATCATTATTACCAATCTTCTTAAGGTATCTTCTTTGAAGATCTTGCATATGAATATCAGTAATAGATTCAATAGGTTCTGCAAAATTTCTATTTCTAGCTCTTTGATATCTATGATGGGTAAATGCAGCAACAATAGGACACTTAATATTTAAATTAAGATGTTGAATAGGCATAATCTCTTCAGCATAAGGCATAATAACTAAATCTGCTTCAGAAAAATCTATATCTTCAAATACAACATCAGCTTTAATGCTTGATATATTTTTATCATCCCATATTTCTTTCATAATATCTATGGATTGAATATAATCCCTGTTGCGATCAATAAAAGTAAAGTTAACTTTAGTATCCTCATTAAATTGATCTTTACGCATATCATTAAACATATCATATATTTGTAGACCAAACCAAGAGCCAATTACATATATATTTTTAAATGTGTGACGTTTTGATTGGTATTTTTCTTCTGCAATATAATCAACTGTATAATAATATATTTGCTTAATCAATTCAGTATGATATGGATCAAATTGATAAAAGAAAGATTCATATAACCAAGGCATATCTTCTTTTAATTTTAAAGCATATTCGGTCAACCTTCTAGCATTATTATCCCACTCAATCATTGTAACTCTCCCATAATTCTTTTGGCCATCCATCAGCCTCATCTAACTCTTTACCATATCCATGGCTTGTATTAAATAAACATATTTTATAATCTTCTCGGTATTTAAAGTGTTCCATATCATTGGGAAAATCTGCACCAAAGTTATATGTATATACAATACCTTTAGGGTGAAAGTTGAACTTATTAGATGGGTAATGATTATATAAACACTTATCAAATGACTTATAACTAAATGATAATTTATCCCATTCTTTAATAGTGTTTTCTAATAACCAATTTCCTGCGTCATCATCCCATATAACAAAAGATGAATTATAAGGAGTTGTTATATTAGAATAATGAGCTTTCATTTCTTCTCTATTAACCCAAGAATTTTTAATTAACGTTACCTTAGGAAAATCATTGTTACATACATAATCAGATAAAGAACCATGTATCAATGCGTCAATGTCAAATATGATCTTCCGTGTGCCTGGTAGAAAATCTTTATCCATAGGCAGGAATTTCTCTTTAGTAAATAAAGGCCATGTATCATCAATACCATCTAACTTAGGAAAATCAGCCAAGTTATGTGTAATAATATCATCATCAAAGTCAGGATCATCAGGCATATCTGTAAAACAATGAAAACCATTTATCTCAGGTAGGTGAATCTTAAGAGAGTTTTTAAGTCTATTAACATAATGTTTAGGATATTTGGTTCCCCAAAGGAAACACATTGCTTCAATTTTTATTTTCATATAAGGGTTTACAAGACTGTCAAAATGTGATATAATATACTATGTGACTAAAGGTTATGGGTATACATAAATAGTTTAATATGAATGTTATAACAGTAAAAATAGGTACCAAATATAATTCTAAAGATGTTAATAAATTATATAGTAGTATATATAACAACTTCTATTGTTTAACTGATGATCCAATTGGTCTTAACTCTAATATTAAAATAATAGAACCTGACCCAGGATTAGATGGAGTATGGAATAAGCTATCTCTATTTAAACTTAACTTAGGTAAACTATTGTATCTTGACCTTGATGTTATCATTCAAAAAGACTTAACACCGTTGTATGACAGAGATTCTTTTACTATGGTTAAATGTTATTGGAAACCACTACGTGAATTATTTGATGGTTTTCTCGATAATAAAGATCATAATATTAATTCGTCTGTAATGGTATGGAATGGCCTAGAAAATATCGCGATTTGGGATAAGTTCATGGAGGACCCAGAGTACTATATGTTAAAGTATCCCGGAATAGATCATTTCATTTGGCATGAGGGGTTCACTTCTCAATATTGGCCTGTAGGATTAATATATTCTAAAGGATTTGGTATTGATGCTAATTCATGGTACAATCCAGGAACCAATTGGTATAAAGAAGATGCAATTATCCAAATGTTAAATGGAGAATTATATAAATAAACTTATATGGAAGTATATACTTTCAACAACTAAGACATAGATATGGCTAATACAGTATTTAAAATTAAGCAGAGTGCTCAACCGAATAAGGTTCCTGACGCATCACAATTACAACAAGGTGAGCTAGCCTTAAATACAGCCGACCAAAAATTATACTCAAAGAATTCCTCAGGAACAGTATTTGAAGTAACAGCATCAGCTGCCTCGGTATTACCACCTATGGCAAATAACGATAATAAATTTTTAATGACAAATGGTACTGCTGCTATTTGGCAAGAGATAGACACATTTTCAAATCTAGATGGTGGTATGGCCGCTTCAGTATTTGGTGGTGGTGATAATATATTCGATGGAGGAGTTGCTTAATGGCAAGTAAAATTCAATTTAGAAGAGATGTAACGGCCAACTGGAATAACAGTGATCCAGTCCTATCTCAAGGTGAAATAGGTATTAACCTTGACACCAATAAATTTAAAATTGGTGATGGTACATCTACTTGGTCTAATCTAACTTATATATTAGGTGATTGGGATCATATTGTTAATAAGCCTTCAGATTTTAATCCTACTGTAAATGTAGTTGAAAATATTGTTGGAGCAATGATTGCTGGTAATACCGAAGATGGTATTACAGTTACATTTGACACCGGCACACGAAAATTAAACTTTAATGTTGATGATCCAAATATTGCTATTACTGGTGATGTTCTTGGTAATGCTACAATTAATGATTTAGGTAACACTACATTAAATGTTTCCCTTGCTGCTTCTGGGGTTACTTCAGGTAATTATGGTTCTGCTTCAGAGGTTCCTGTATTAGCCGTAGATGCTAAAGGTAGAATTACTTCGGCAAGTACAGTAAATGTAGCGGGTGTAACTGATTTTGATTTTAATACATCAACAGGTGCAATTGATATTGACACAGCTGATGGTGCTAACTTTGCTACAAATATTACTCTTGATCCATATAACACTGGTCAATTATCAGAAGGTAGTAACTTATACTATACTAATGCCAGAGCTAGAGCATCATTAACTGGTGTTGATGATGTATCATATAACTCTACAACTGGTGTAATATCTGTTGTTACATATAAGAGTGCAGATTTTGATAATGATTTATCAACAAAAGATACTGATGATTTAGCAGAAGGTTCTAATTTATACTATACAGATGCAAGGGCAAAAGCTGCTATTACATCTACTCCTGCTGATGTAACATATTCTGCAGGTAATATATCATTACCTAATACTGGAGTTACTGCGGCTTCATACGGCTCTGCTTCTGAAGTACCGGTTATTACTGTTGATGGTAAAGGTAGAATTACAGGTGCAACTACTACTGCGGTGGCTGGTGTATCAGGTGTTACATACACATCAACTTCTGGTGAGCTAGAGATTGCAACAAGTGATGGTTCAACACATACTGTTGATCTTGGCATTGGTTCTTTAGATTCACCTGAATTTGTATCAGGTACATTAAGTGGTGTTGCTATTGCTACTACTGCTGATGTATCAACTGCTATTAATAATTTAGTTGATTCTGCTCCAGCCGCATTAGATACCTTAAATGAAATTGCAACAGCAATCACAGATAATGATGCTGATATTGCAACTATTCTTACTACTCAAGCTACTAAAGCAGATAAGGCAATTACTATTAATCCTGGCACTGGTTTAGAAGGTGGTGGTGATTTATCAGCTAATAGAACAATTACATTATCTGATACTACTGTTACAGCAGGAACTTATGGTTCAACAACTGCTATTCCAGTATTTACTGTTAATGATCAAGGTCAATTAACAGCTGCATCAGAAGTAGGTATTACAGTTGGTGATGCTACATTAACAGTAGAAGGTACAAATGGATTAATTGGATCTGGTACATTCACTGCTAATGCTACTTCAAATAATACTATTACAATTGAACATGCCGATACATCAAGTCAAGCTTCAGTTGATAATTCAGGTAATACATTTATTCAAGATATTACCCTTGATGCTCAAGGTCATATTACTGCAATCGGTTCAGGAACAGTTAATCCATACGATGGATGGAATGTATCAGATGGAACCAACACAGAATTAGTTGGAGAGAATGATACTATTACATTTAATGGTGATGGTAACATATCAGTTGATTATGATACTACAACAAATACAATTACAATTGGTAACCCTGCCGATATTACTTCGGTAACTGCAGGCACAGGATTAACCGGTGGTGGTACATCAGGTGCCCTTACTATTAACTTGGCTAATACTGCTGTTAATTCAGGTTCTTATGGTTCAGCATCTCAAGTACCAGTTATAACAGTTGATGACCAAGGTAGAATTACTTCTGCTTCGGAAGTATCAGTTGCGGGTGTTACAGACTTCGATTATAATACATCAACCGGTGTACTCGATATTGACACTGCAGATGGCAACAACTTTGCTACTACGGTAACCCTTGATCCATTTAGTACTACTAACTTGGTTGAAGGTACTAATAAGTACTATACTGAAGCCAGAGTTGATGCAAACTTTGCTACTAAAACAACTAATAATTTAGCCGAAGGTACTAATTTATACTGGACAGAAGCAAGAACAAGAGGTGCATTAGTTGCTGGTGGTGATATTGCATATGATGCTAGTACTGGTACTATATCTGTTGTAACATATAAATCATCTGACTTCGATACAGACCTTGCCAGTAAAGATACTGGTGATTTAACTGAAGGTTCAAACTTATATTACACTGATGCTAGAGCAAGAAATGCTATTAGTGTTGATTCTGATTTATCATATAATAGTACAACAGGTGTAATTTCATTTACAGAAAGAACTGATTCAGAAGTTCAAGGTTTAATTTCTGTTACTGACAATGGTGGGTTTGGTTCATTAAGTAAGACTGGTGGTAATATTACATACCAAGGTGTTACAACTGAAGAAATTCAGGATGTTGTTGGTGATATGGTTTCTGGTAACACAGAATCAGGTATCAGTGTAACATACGATGATGCAAATAATGTAACTAATTTTGCTGTTGATACAAGTGTTATTTCAACTGTAGCTTATGTTGATTCTCAAGTAACTAATTTATTAGATGGTGCACCTGCTGCCCTTGATACCCTTAATGAATTAGCAGAGGCTATTAATGATGATGCTTCATTCGCTTCGAGTGTAACTACAAACCTTGCAGGTAAAGCAGATAAGACTACTACAATTTCAGCTGGTACAGGGTTAACTGGTGGTGGTGATTTATCTTCTAATAAGACTATTAACCTTGCCAATACAACAGTTACTTCAGGTTCATATGGATCTGCTACTCAGGTTCCTACATTCACAGTTGATAACCAAGGTAGATTAACTACAGCGGGTGAAGTAGATGTTGCTTCAGTATCAAATGTAAGTTATGATACAGGTACATCTGAATTAACTATTGCCACTTCCGATGGTACAAATCATACAGTTAACTTAGAGGTTGGTACATCAGATACCGGTACATTTAATTCACTAAATGTAGGTTCAGTTGCTTCTGATTTAATACCAAGTCTTAATGAACAATATGACTTAGGTTCTTCTACAATGCGTTGGAAAGACCTATATCTATCAGGTACAACTATTAACCTCGGTGGTCAAACAGTATCAAAAACAAATACTTCTTCAAGATTATATACTGAAACTAAACATGGTACGGCAGGTAAAACTGGTGTGGCATTAAATAACCTTGAAGTAACAGGGGCAGTAATGCTACCTGCCGATTCAATTGAATCAAGTGACATTAAGAACTTAGCCGTTACATCTTCTAAGCTTGAGTCTGATATTACTATTGGTAATACACTAACACTTGCTGGAAATCCTACAGCTGACTTACACGCGGTGACAAAACAATATGTTGATGGATTGATATCCGATCTTATTGGTACAGCACCAGGTGATATGAATACGCTACAAGAAATTGCAGCTTCATTAAATAATGATCCGGATTATGCTACTCATGTAGATCAAACGGACATTGATCAAACTGCAGCTATTATCATGCTTCAGAATAATTACATTGTAAATAATTTATAAATAGGTTATAAATATAACCAATAACAACAGGAACATAACATTATGCCAACTATCCAAGAATCACTAGATACTTTAGTAGCAAATACAACCACGCTATCCTCAACCGTTGCAGGTAGAATTACTACTATGGATAGTCAAATTGCTACTGCCCTTTCACATATGAATGATGCAGGTACTGCTAAGACCAGTGCAGAAACTGCTCAATCATTATCCGAAGCTGCCCAAGCACTTTCTGAAGCTGCAAGAGATGCTTCAGTTGTAGCCAAGAATGACTCGGTTACTGCCAAAGATCAATCAGTAACAGCCAAGAATGAATCAGTTGCTGCTAAGGATTTATCTCAAGCTGCACAAGCTGCTTCAGAGGCCGCGAAGGTATTATCACAAACTGCCCAATCATTAGCTGAATCAGCAAGGGATACAGCAAACACTGCTGCTGCCACTGCAACTACTCAGGCTACTGCGTCAAGTAACTCTGCAACAGCTTCTGATACTGCAAGAGCTGCTTCTGTTGTTGCCCAAGGATTATCAGAGGATGCAAGAGATGCATCGGTTGTAGCAAAGAATGCTTCTGTTGTTGCTCAAACAGCTAGTGAAACAGCACAAACTGCCTCTGAAGCTGCTCAAACTGCCGCAGAAACTGCTGAAACAAATGCTGAAACTGCCCAAGCGGCAAGTGAAACAGCAAGAGATGCTTCTGTTGTTGCTAAAAATCAATCAGTAACTGCTCAAACTGCTGCAGAAACTGCACAGGCTGCGGCTGAAACAGCCAAGAGTGATGCACAAACAATTGCAACCAACTCGGCTTCAAGTGCTACTGATGCTGCTAATTCAGCAACGGATTCGGCTAACTCTGCTACCGCAGCAGCTGCAAGTGCTGTTCAAGCTTCTGCCAATGCGGTTGTTGCTATTAACACAGTATTAGATGGTGCTCCTTCTAACCTTGATACATTAAATGAATTGGCTGCGGCAATCAATGATGATAATAACTTTGCTGGTACAGTAACTACTTCATTAGGTGCTGCTACTACGGATAGAGCAGCAATACGAAGTGAAATGGCTGCCAATGAAACAGCAAGAGATGCTTCTGTTGATGCTGCTATCGCGGCACAAGAAGTATTAGCTGCTGCTGCTAGAGCTACAATCCAAGCTGATGTTGATCAAAACGAATCAGACTCGGATAGTGCGCATTCAGCTGCTACGACAGACCGAGCTGCTATTAGATCAGAAATGGCTACTAACGAGACCAACAGAGATACCCAAGTTGCTGATGCTATTGCTGCTCAAGAAGTATTGGCGGCTACTGCTAGAGCTACAATCCAAGCAGATGTAGATGCTAATGAAGCAGCTCAAGCCCTTATTAATACTGCAGCAACTACGGATAGAGCTTTAATTAGAACCGAGATGGCCACGAATGAAACAAATCGTGATACTCAAATTGCCACATTACAAAGTGATGTAGATGCTAATGAATCTGATTCTGATGCTGCACATGCCGCAGCAACTACAGATCGTGCTGCTATTAGATCAGAAATGGCTGCTAATGAAACAGCAAGAGATGCTTCAGAGGCTGCAGCGATAGCAACTGCAGTATCTGATTTAGTTGATACTGCCCCTGCTGCCCTTGATACTCTTAATGAATTAGCCGCTTCATTAAATGATGATGCTGATTTTGCTGGTACAATGACAACGGCTTTAGGTAATGCAACTACTGACCGTGCTCTTATTAGAACAGAAATGGCTACTAATGAGACCAACAGAGATACACAGGTTACTGCTTTACAGGCAGATGTAGATGCTAATGAATTAGCTTCAGATACTTCACACGCTGATGCTACAACAGATCGTGCTTTAATTAGAACAGAAATGGCCTCTAACGAGACTGCAAGAGATACTCAAGTTGCTAATGCTATTGCTGCTCAAGAAGTATTAGCTGCTGCTGCAAGAGCTACAATCCAAGCAGATGTAGATCAGAATGAATCAGACTCGGATGCTGCACACGCGGCTGCAACTACTGATAGAGCTGCTATTAGATCAGAAATGGCCTCTAATGAAACAGCAAGAGATACGCAAGTTGCTGATGCTATTGCTGCTCAAGAAGTATTAGCTGCTGCTGCTAGAGCTACAATCCAAGCTGATGTTGATCAGAATGAAGCTGACTCGGATGCTGCACATTCAGCTGCTACGGCAGACCGAGCAGCAATTCGAAGTGAATTATCAAGTGCCATTTCAACTGAAGTATCGGATAGAAATACTGCTATTTCAACTGCAATTGATGGTGTTATTGATGGTGCCCCTGGTACACTAGATACCCTAAACGAAATTGCTGCTGCTATTGCAGATGATGCAAATTATGCTACAACATTAACAAGTGACTTAGCCACTAAAGCTAATAAGACTACACAAGTTATTGCAGGTACTGGTTTAAATGGTGGTGGTACACTTGCTTCAAATAGAACAATTAATATTTCTGCAACAGGTGTTACTGCTGGATCTTATGGTTCTGCTTCAGAGGTTCCTGTATTAACAGTAAATGCTCAAGGTCAAATTACTGGTGCTTCTGTTACTAATGTAGCGGGTGTAACTGATTTTGATTATAACACTACAACTGGTGCCCTTGATATTGATACGGCCGATGGTGGTAACTATGCAACAACTGTTACTCTTGATCCATTTGATACAGGAGATTTAACCGAAGGTTCAAACTTATATTGGACAACTGCTCGTGGTAATTCAATGTTTGATACAAGATTAGCTACCAAAGATACAGGCAATGTATCTGAAGGTTCTAACTTATACTATACAGATGCTAGAGCTAGAGCTGCTATTTCAGCAACAGGTTCATTAAGCTATAATTCATCAACTGGTGTTATTTCATTCACAATGAATGATGAAACAGTCCAAGACATTGTTGGTGGTATGGTAACCGGTAATACTGAATCAGGTATTACAGTTACATACCAAGATGCTGATGGTACCCTTGATTTTAATGTTAATGATCCTACAATTACTTTAACCGGTGATGTTACTGGTTCAGCTACAATGACTAACTTGGGTAATGTATCAATATCAACTGCTGTTGGTAATGATTCACACTCTCATTCATGGGGTAATATTACTAGTAAGCCATCTACATTTACACCAACTACTGAAAACGTACAAGACATTGTTGGAGCTATGTTCTCTGGTAATACAGAAACTGGTTTATCAGCAACATATCAAGATGGTGATGGTACTATCGATTTAGTACTTACTAAGGATCCAGTTATTACTTTAACAGGTGATGTTACTGGTTCTGGTACAATGACTAACTTAGGTAATGTTACTATTAATACAACAGGTGTTAATGCTGGTACTTTAGATGGTATTGATTCAACTGGCTTTGTTAGATACTTTGAACAAGCAACTGCTCCTTCAGTAACTACTGCTGGTACTATGTGGTATGATAATGATGAAGATGTACTATACCAAAGACAAGATGGTGCTTGGGTTCAGGTTTCAACTGCTTCTGCTCCTGCTGTTCTGGTATATGATGTAAATGGAACTTTAGTAAATTAATAGGAGCTAACTAATGGGTTGGTTATCACATTTAACAAATTTATTTGATGGAAAGACAAGATCACATGCTGATGGTAGACGTTGGAAATGGAATGCTAATAAAGGTGTTTGGAAAATTAAACTTGAGGTAGATGCTCAAGATACCAAATACAAAGGATCTAAAGGTAATAAAGGTGACCAGGGTAATACTGGTCCTCAAGGCCCTAAAGGTAATACTGGTAACACTGGTCCACAAGGTAACACTGGTCCGCAAGGTCCTACTGGTCCCCAAGGTCCTACTGGTACAAAGGGTAACACTGGTAACACTGGCCCTCAGGGTGCTACGGGTCCAGCTGGACCTACTGGTCCCCAAGGTCCTCAAGGTCCTCAAGGTAATGGTACATTTATAGTAAATAGTAATGAACCTGGTGGTACATACGATGAGGGATCTGAATGGTGGGACTCAGATAATGGGAAATTATATAAATGGATCGGTCATAGACCAGGTGAACCAACATCTAATTCTAGATGGAGGCCAATGTCAGGTGGTGGTGGCCCGGTAACTGTTCCTGCTGGATCATATGAATATAGAGTTACCTATGTTCAAGGTTATACCTTAGGTGGATATAAATCATCTTCCCCTTGGAAAAATGTTAATCGAACAGTATTTGCAACTGATACTACAATTGATTTAGGTGATAAATTAAGCCATGCTGGTTCATATGTATCCGGTACATTCTCGGATATTGATTCATTTGTATTTGGTACGGCAGATAGTTATTCAGGTAACTCCACTCAAGTGTCAGCCATGAATAATTGGACTGAAACTGGATGGACCTCGGCTGCTATTAATATGAAAGCTTCTCGTGATTCATCTGCATCTATCCGACATGATTCAACGAGTAAGTCTTATACCGCGGGTGGTGGTTCAGATTCCCTTGAAAGATTAGATTTTGCTTCTAATACTATGTTATCCCACGGTACTGCCCCTGGCACAGTCGGATCACATTCTGGCGCATTTTGGGGTGAACATAGTGGATATTGGACCTTAGGTGGTACTAAAAAATCATTTAATATGGTTAATGAAACATGGGGAGGATGGTCAACACCATCAGGTATTAACCAATGCCAAAAGGGATTAAGCTCTAAGAAAGGCCATGGTTATATTGGTAGAGATGGTGGGTGTGGATCAGACTCAGGTCTTGACAAATATAATGATACTAATGGATCACACCTAGCCCATAATGCCCCGGGCAAACCCCACGGCTCAATGGGTGAGGAAAATTGGATGATAGGTCAGGAAAAAGGATATTTGATGGGCCAATATAACGGATCACAAAATAACAATTCAGGTTGGATTCACTATACAAATAATACATCAGCAACATTAGGTACAACAGGTGCTAGGAAAGGTGTTCCAGGTGGTTCATCTGGAACGTGTACGGCTCGAGGATAATATGAAATACATTGCTTTTAAAGAATTTGATAATGCATATAATACATTTGATTTTACTTATCAAGGATCATTCAATGGTTACTTGATTGGTTCAATTGGAGATGAGGGAGATTCTCTATTTGATTATACTAAACATAATACTATTATGTTAACAGAACGTCAATGGCGAGCTGGGTTATTTGTTGCTGAATCAAATGGTTATGTTAAAATTGCAGCTGGTACAGATTTAGAATTTAGTGTTATGGCTAATTCATCTAGTCCTAAAGGTAAGGAAGCCTATACATTTAATGATGATGATATTAGTGCTACAACTGAGCTTATGCAAATGATTATGGTACAGCAAGTTAATGATAGATTTGATACTCATTTCCAAGCCTTGAACAAAAGAACTAGTAACTTAGAAGCTTCAACATGGGCTGCACAAAGAAGAGAATCAAGGAAATATTTAGATGATAATACCTCATCAACACCTGTCCTATCTATTTTAGCAGAACAGAGAGATGTTACAGTAGAATACCTTGCCAATAAAGTTAAAGAAAAAGTTGATATATATAATACTGAACTTGCTAATCTTTTAGCACAACAACAGGTTAATATTAAACTTATTGAATCTGGTGAAACTATTCTTGATATGAATAGAATTAATGAACAATTGTTTGGCATCCAAATGCCTAGTAAACAAGCAATAGAGGAAGGTATAGAAGATCGTGAAATACCGGTTGGTATACAAATTTAAATAATGACAAATGATGAAATTTTAGATTATGCAACAGATAGAACTTTAGAATATTCAAGATATCAAGCAGAACACTTTGTAATTGATTCACAAATAACTGATTATAAACGTGTTAAACAGTTATTACTTGAAATAGATTCTAGAGGGCATACAATCAAAACCCTAGAAATAGAAACCCGTAAAGATTTAGCTAATATAGCACTTATCCAAGAAAAGATTGATAATGAATCTTCTCCTGCCCAAATAGCTTTATATGAATTGGATATTGAAAGATTGAAAATTGATAATAGGTATAATACTAGAAACTATAAACAAGCCCAAGCTGAATTAGAAACATATATGAATGTTCTAAGAGATTTAGTACCAGATTTAAATATTGATACCCTAAAATCATTAGAAAATAATGAAGAACTCGAAAAAGAATATTGGGTAACTAGAATGGCCAAACAGGCTGCAATGGATATAGCAGCAAATGGTAGAATTGGTGTTGGTAATATGGATTCTATAGCTATGATGCCAGAAGAAGATCAGGTTAAAACATTAGCTACAACATTACAATATACAGAAAGACTTGGCCTTGCAATGAATGAAATATCAGAAGCAGTTAACCAAGGTTTATTAGAAAATTCAGATAGTCTACCTAAGTTTGATGTGCCGACTATTGGTGATAAATTATTAATTAAAGATGAAGATCTTCAGCATACCACTCAACCCGAAACTAGATCAGAAGCAATTTAATCAATACATATCCTTCTTAGAAGAATATAAAGATTGGATATATGATATTTACTTTACGTGTAGAATAGAGCCGTTTACCCAAGATGCAATGGGTGATGTATTTATTAATGACCCCTATGATCTTGTGTTCAATGCTTTACAAATTCAAGATAAACTTGGTATAACAGTATCAGCAACATTTAATAATATACACGTTAGACCGGATCAGCATAACCTAGACTTATTCATTGAAAACTTTAAACCCTTATATGAACAGGGGGTTAGAAGTGCAACAATACCACATACATCATGGATAAGAACTGGCCAAATACAAAAGGCCTTCCCAAAATTATATATTAAGAATACTATTTTAAGATCAGTTAATACTGCATCTGATGTTGCTAGACAAGCCGAGTCTGGTTTCCAATATATTAATATTGATCGGGACTTGATGAGAAATACTGATGAACTTAAGAAAATAAGAAAGGCCGCAGATAAATATGGAATTAAAATAGCATTATTAACAAATGAATCTTGTTTGGGTGGTTGTCCTATAATGGAAGAACATTATCACTTTAATAGCACAAGGGAAGGTAGAAAGCCTCAATACTTCAATGATGTTATATCTAGAATATCATGCTCTTCGTGGGACGTATTTGATCCATCAACTCCATTTAAAACTGCTAATCTACCACCATGGAAAGAAGACTGGGACTATATAAAACAACACGTAGATGTATTTAAAATGCACGGCCGAGAGGCAGTAGATGTTCTATATAATTCTATGCATATAATTACAAACTATGTAAATAATGAAAAGATTTTATATGGCAACTTTGAACAATATATAGATGAAGTTAATATGTCAGGTTCCCCGATTAATGCTTGGAGAAAATTCATTAAGAATTGTAAGTTTGATTGTTGGGATTGTGATAAATGTGATAAGCTTTATGAATCAAAGAATGGTAAGAGAACCCCAGATAAGCGTGATATTATTATAGAGACATTATGTACAACATACCAGGATTAACATCACCTAAAGTACAGAAGTTTCTTAATAGTATATGTAAGCATGCAAACTCATACCTTGAGGTTGGATCGTATTTAGGAGCTACATCAGTTGCTGCGTTAGATGGTAATAACCTTCACGCATTCTTCGTAGATAAATGGAATGAACCAATACAAACTGCTAGAGATGATTTAGGTGAACTACCTGAGAACTCTAAAGAAACCTTTATTGATAATGTTAAAAAGTATAAAGGTAATAACACTATAAATATATTTGATTCAGACTTATTCAGCGTAGATAGATCTGAGTTGAAAGATATAGAAGTATTCTTTTATGATGGGCCACACGATTATGAAACTACTTCTAAAGCCGTACAGTATTATGCAAAGACATTTGCTAAAGATGCTATCCTAATATTCGATGATGCAAACTTCGATGGGGTAGTACACGGTGCAAATGATGGGTTATATAAATCTAACCTTAAAATAAAATTTAAAAAGATCATCATAACAGATGAAATTGAAAGTGAAAGTGAAATGTGGAACGGGTTATATATTGTCGCTTTATAGTTAAGTAGCTATAAGAAGGTAATAGGTACCTCATCTATAATTAATCAACATTGCTAGAGTCTTCAAGGAAAATAATACACCTGACCTATCATACACCGATTAATATAGAAGAAATTAACTTATGGAGAATAATATGGAAATATTAATGGCATTCGTGCTAAAGAAACAGGTATACTTGTTATACCTAATTGGGGTTATGATATCGGCAGGTATTATTAAAGAGAGACAATACTTTAATGACTTGTTCAATATCATCGTGGATAAGATCAAGAGTAAGAGATTAATAGTAACACTAACATCTCTTGTAACAGGAGTCTTACCAATCCCAGGGAGAGTAACAGTGTCTGCGGGTGTACTTAGTACGCTAGCCCCAGACGATGATACTCATGAACATAGGAAGTCAAGATCGAAGTTTGGTATTATTGATTATCTAGCAACACACCACTACTATTTGTGGAGTCCGTTAGAGAAAACAATGATTGTACCAATGGCTGCTCTTGGTTTATCTTATATGGAAATGTTATCATATACTGCAGGACTACTAGGTATTACAGTATTCTACATTGGATGGTACATTTTTGGTAAGATGTCAGAAGATGACAT